AGTTTAATGAACGGGTACTCTCTTTCGGAAAAAAGAACACCCTGCTCATCCCGCCGCAGATAGTGCAATTGAACTTTTAATCACCGCAGCCTATCCAACCGCTGCATAAGTTCCGAGCGGATCGTGTCGGCATCTCGCTCGGTCTTGTCCTCGGTTTCCACCCTGTCCACAAAAAGGCCGAGTGTCTTTCCCAGCAGTTCGATTGCCCTGACCTGTGTTCCATCAGTGTGACCGCTCTCGGTATCTCTCAGAGCGATCTCTTCTAGCTTTTCAATTACCCGCTCTGCTCTCGTGAGCCTCTGCATGCGCTGCACCTGCTCTCTCTCACGTTGAAGCTGTGCGAGTCTTGCAGTGATCTTGGGGGTTGCTGCTAGTCTGCAGCTTTCCTCATTGACCGTCTTATCTGCCATCCTGCTAGCGTCATAAGCTGCCCGATATGCATCGCTGTAATTCTTACCTTGGAACACCTGCTGTACAAATGATTCCTGTTTGTCTGTTAGACCTGTCTGGCTATTGAGTGCCGATCTCCCCTTGGGTTTACTCTTACCCTTGGGATTGTCGCCTTTGACTAGTTTTAGGTTTGGTTTGTTATCTGTGTCTTTCATATTGATCATTGCGCTGCGCTTGGCGTCGGCGTTCCTCATATTCAATTTATTGCATGCAAGCAGCTTGCACCTGTTTCCCCTAAAAGTTCAACTGAACTAATCCCCCACAGTGTAGCACTTAAATTTTTTTTTGTCACGAAACCCCTTATTTTATTGGGCTAAATGGAAAGAAAGGGAAAAAAGATGAAAAAAAGATAAAAAAAATTACTTATCGCCCTTGAACGATAAAAAGTGCGACATATATCTAATCACGAAGGCGGGGAGCAACCCACCTCGGAATTAGCGGATGATACCGCGCAAGGTCACCCAGAGAGGTCAAGAGTGTGAAAGACGCGATCAAGTGTGAGGGTTACAGCTCACCTACTAGACTGGGTCTAGGCTCTGCAAATCAGGGTTCGCCAAGGTGCCGCAGTGATGCTCCACCCCATACGAGAGAGAGACAGAGAGAAAGCCCAGAGAGTGAATTTAACCCAAGCCCCTCAGCAATGTGGGGCTTTATTAAGTTCAGTTTATCGGAGTTACAAAATGTCAAAATTGATCATCAAGGATGCGGATGCAGCGGTTACAGCATTGGATGCTTTCGCATCGCTTTGCCTTTCCATCTCAGAAGGTAATTACGCTGCCGTGGCAATGGATGTCGCGGCTGTGGTAGTATCAGTCAAAAACGCAATCTCATAAGGGAGTTCAAATATGTGCCATTACAAAAACGCAGTCGCCGCCTATCGCATGGCTCGCCGCTTTGCCAAGGTCAGTGCCTATGAGGCCGAGAGCTATCGCCAGATAATGCGCGGATGTATCCGCAAGCATATCGCCGCAACCGAGTGCCTCAATGATGATGATTATTTCGAGCTTTATTTCGAAGTGGTCAAGGAAGCAGTCGGATACGACACCCCAGTAGCCGCATAGGAGATAACATGACCTTCAAGATCAAGATTAATCATCGCGGTGCAGTCGCATATGACTACGCCAAAACCGAATACCTTGCCAAACGCAAGGCGCGTAAAATTGTTCAAACCGCAAAGGCAATGGCCTCGAACGTAGTTGATATCGTCTACGTCGAGGACTGCTTGGGCGGCCTCAGAGCGGAATACAGAGTTGACGCATGAAACTAAGTTTGCCGCCCTGCGGGGCGGTGATGTTAGTTACATGGAGAGAGAAAATGTACACATTGACATTCAATTTCCGCGACTATGGGTCAAACGCGATTTACTGTGACGCAACCGTCACTGGTAAGACGCGTGAGGCTGCATATGACGCGGCCTACGGTCTGACCTCTGACGAAGGTCATGATGAGATGGTAGTGATCGAACTGATCGCACCGTCTGGCGAAACACTAATCGAAAGGATGGTCTAATGAAGACACGCAATCCAATGGCGCGTGATCTGCGCCAACCAAAGTATCGCCCTCGCGTTGTCAGGGCGAAAAACAAAATCCTACCTCGCAAAGCAAAACATAAGAAGGGAGCCGAATAATGGCATCAATCAATTCTGTAATCCGCTCAATCACTAAAACTGGCATCACCATCGACATCATCTGTTCTGGTGATGGTGGGTCACACAACCTAGCGATCCGCTCAGATAGCGAAACAGCGTTTCAGTGGACATATGAGTACACAGCACCGAACTGTGACCGCTACCGTTACCGCACCGATGAGTTCTTGCATGACGAGAACGTGCACCAATGATAGAGGCCGCGTGACACCAAGTTTGCAGCCCTCTGGGGCTGCGATGTTGGTATCATGAGAGAGGAGTTTATCATGCAATATCACGTTATCAAGAAACGCCTATCTTCACAGGTTCGCGCAATGTTGAGCAACCCAACAGCCGATTGGGACTGCCACCCGCAAGCGTCTGCCTACGCTGATCTGCAAATGCTATTCGGCAAGGACGCAGATGCCCTTGAACTGAAAGCAATGCACGGTCTGGTTCACCATGTCTATCGCCACGGTACATCTTACGAGATCGAACTGGCAGCGGGACGCGATGGTGCCGATCAGATCAGCGATCACCTCGAAAAGATTTTCGAGTTCGAGAACGCGCCGTATGATGTTGATGGCATCGCCCAAATCGCAAAGCGCGGCAATGGCGGCGGGAGCCTATCAGTCGGCGATCTTGTTTTTGTCGATACGCCAAAGCCTATGATCTTCATGTGTGCCAGTGTCGGCTACGTCAGATTATCAGAAGCATTTGTTCGCTCATTCAAAGAATTGATCGGCATGATCCTAATCAACGAACGTGCAATCAATGACAGGTGGGCAGCATAGAAAGGTTCAACATGTTAATGAGACTAATGATCTGGGCAGAGCTTCTGCCCTTTCGATACAAGGTGGCACTAGCCGCCATAATCAACGCCGCCATCTTGGCGGTTTTTTATTTTGCAAACTAGGAGAGAGACATGACTGCAAAAGAATTTATGATGACCGAAACAGCGATCAACAACATTTTCGCAGCGGAAAACGAGATCGCAACCCTCAAGGGTCAGAACAGTGCCAACACTAAAGTGGCAAACGAGAAAAAGATTTCTCAGTACGCCGAGATCGTCGCTGAGATTTCTCAGGTCAAACTGGTCAAAGGCAACCTACCCCGCACCGTTTCCAAAAAAGTCAAGGAAGCGTTGGTCGAGGAAGCGGGTGTCAAGGCCGCAACCTGCAAGCGTTTGATGGAAGGTTCTGTCGGCGTTGTTCGCCTGATCAAAGAGAAAATCGGCGACATCCCGAGCCAGTACACTCCATCAGCCGTGATCACCGATCTGGCCTCGCTTGAGATCGACAGTGAAGCGAAGCTGCACAAGGCGATCAAGGGCGAAGCAGACAAGTCCAAGCCTGAGCGTTACGTTGACATGGTTGTCGGCAAGTTCTCGTCTAAGAAAGATGACAACGGCAAGGTCATTCAGGGCGATGTTTTCAAGGACGGTCTTGATGATGAGGAACTTGATGAGTTCATCAACTTGATGCGTGAGCGTCAGGCTGCTCGTAAGGCATACCGCGACACCGTGGCTGCAAAGGCTGCCGAGGCCGATGCGGCTGCCGAAAACGACACCGTCGATCAGGCGGTTGTTGCAATGCTAGATGAGTTGGGAGTTGCATCATGAGCCGAGGTTACAAACGCCTGTCACGCCGTGAGCGTTGGCTGATCGTGCTAGAGAGCTTCATCTCTGGCGTTGTGTTCACCGCACTAACCGTGGGGTGGTTAATTTTCTCACTGGCATGGTGAGCTTTTTTAGCGGCCCCTCGCGGGGCCGTAATAAAAAGTTCAATTGCACTTTTCTGGAAGGAGACAAAATGGAATACGAAGAAATTATTGTTGAGTTAAACAAGATGGTTTCTTGGAATAACTTTGCCGCCTCATTGATCGGTCAGTACCACCGCAAAGGTGATCTGAGCGAAAAGCAATGGGACGCGGCAGAACGCACAATACTTAACACGCGTAAAAGTTTGGATCGTCGTGAGCAAATGACGCGGGATGTTGATGTCTCAGCAATCCAAAGCCTACTGGTCACAGCACAGGTCAAACGCCCTGTCTTTCGGGCTGCTGATCTGGCGTTCTCATTGGCACCAAGTAATGGCAAAAACGCGGGTGCCGTGTACGTCAAGCGCGGCTCAGAATATCAGGGCAAGATCATGGGCGGCAAGTTCATGCCCATAAGTAGCTGCCACAGCGACACAGCGGACGCTGTAGTGCGGGTATCGGCTAACCCAAGGGCCGAGGCCGTAAAACATGGTAAGGTCACTGGACGCTGCTCATGCTGCGGCAGAGAGCTAACCGACGAAGTATCAATTGAGATGGGCATTGGGCCTGTCTGCGCAACAAAGTGGGGTCT